AGGTCATTTTTTACCAATTCGATGTGCTTACAGTTATTAGAATAATTGTAGTTGTAATGATAATCGTAGTCTATAATACCATTTTTGCACTTTTCTTCTAAAGTGTAATCAATAGCAAGATTAACTATGTTTTGATAAAAGAAATGAGCACTTGGTATATTAAAAATCATAATATCATGGATGTATGAAAGAGCTAATGCCTCGCCTTCTTCAATAGCCACACCCATCTGCAATAACTCATTTTTACCTATTTTAGTGATTACTCTTCTATCTGTAATTGTATTTGCCATATAAAACCTCCTGTTGACAAAAATATGATGTTAATATTATAGGATATTATATTGATTTTGTCAACTGAAAGTTTAAAATATTCAAAAACAGCAACTAACTCATATTGCTAATTTACAACAGAAATCAATAAACCCTGCTGTAGAACCCCACAGCTTTGCCGAGGATTTTTATATTATTTATATTTTCGTTGTAAAACACCATTGGCTTGTAGGTTGGATTTTCAGGGCGAAGTTCTATGCTGTTTTCGGTTTTATAAACTCGCTTGAGGGTTGCCTCGTCTTCAATGAGTACCGCTGCTATCTCTCCGTTTTCTACCTCCGGCTGTTCTCGTATGAACACTATGTCGCCGTCAAAAATTCTCGCATTAATCATACTGTCGCCTTTGCACCGCAGAGCAAAGGTGCCTTTTGTTTTTTCGGGCATATTTATGTAATCTTCTATATTCTCTTCTGCAAGTATAGGCTCACCACAGGCTATTGTGCCGAGCAGCGGAACTTTAACCATTGTAGGCATAGGCTCTATGTTTTTGATGTGGGTAAGGTCTGAATTTTCGGCTTCTGTGTCTCTGTCCATCGAAACATCATCGAAACCCATTAGCCAAGCCTCGCTTACATTTAGTGCCTTTGCTATTAAATAAGTGCGTGTCTGCTTAGGTTTAAATTTTCCTGACATATATTGGCTCATAGCGGATTTAGGTATTTGAGTTCTTTTACATAGTTCGGATTGATTAACACCTTTAAGCTCCATTGCTTTTAATAACTGTTTATAAAATTCAGCCATATATTTCACCTCTTCTTTATTTGCATTATATAATAAAGTTTAGAAAAAATCAAGATATTTTTAAAAAAAGTTTAGAAAAATTGAAATTATGTATTGACAAACGCTTTTAACTGCGTTATACTAAGTTTAGAAAAACTAAACAGGAGGTGATAAAAATGAATAATACAGCATTTGATTATAGTAAGCTCAAAGGCAGAATTAAAGAAAAGTGTGGAACTTGTTTCAATTTTGCAAAGAGCTTAGGATGTTCAAGCAACACTTTGTCTGCGAAAATCAACAATGCAAGCGACTTTTCGCAGACAGAGATTATTAAATCTGTTGATATTCTCGAATTAAAGAAAGAGGATATTTCAACTTATTTTTTTACGCCAAAAGTTTAGTTTTCTAAACATTTAACCCAACAAAAAACTGAATAGAGTATGTTTCTAATCAGCTTTATAGTTTAACCGAGGAGGTGAGAAGATGGGTGCAGCGGATATCGGATATTTAATTGAAGTAGTCGCAAGAGCGATTGGTTGTATTTTGGTAGGTCTTGCTTTTGTATGGCAGAATAAAGAGATAAAAGTACTTAAAGCCGAAATTCAAAATCTTACAAAGCTTCTTTGTTCTGTAATTTCGGGTGCTAATTTGAAGTGATTTCGTCAGCAGTAGCTTGGTTGTATGTATCGATAAGATTAACTACAATTTTGCTTAATTGCTCAACTTGGTCATCTTGTGATTGACTTTGAAGTTTAGCAGTATCATTGTTAACAATAGCAGTTTGGTACTCGGTATGAGCAGTATCGTTATTGATAATTGCGGTGTTATTTTCTACAAGGGCTGTATTTAATGAAACACAGTCTGAAAAGAAGTTTAATATGGCGATAACCAATAAAATCACAGTAGATAACGCTTTTATTGACATTGTTTTTTTGTTTTTATCAGAGGTTGAGGATTTAGCATAATCATCAACAGGGATATGTACAGCTTCCAAAGTTTCCAGTTGTTCATCGCTAAATTCTACTTCAATTTCTTTTTCACCTTGTGGAATATTAAGACTTTTAACATAATAATCTATTGCTTTCTTCATGTTTTCAAGTGCATCAACCGGAATAACAATCTGCGTTTTTATTTCATTAAGAGGCTTTACAAGTGATTTTTCAAGTGAAAGACTAAGATTGTCAAAAACTTGTTTAGAAAATTTGTCGATAATCGGAGTAATGTTTTTTTGTATATCGGTTGACATTTTCTTTGAAAATAGTTCGAGAGCTTGTAACATCTGTGAAATGTCAGGTGTTATGTCATTATTTACATTAGTATTGAAGTTTAAGCTATCCATAGTGCTGTTCCTTTCTATGAAAAATACATTTTATAACAATAATACAAAAATATTTGTATTTTGTCAATGTTTTTTCACATTAAGGGCTTTTAAACAGCAGAAAACAGCGTAAGGAGGAGATTTATATGGCTGACACACATACAGACGAAATTTTTAATGTGTACGGTGCACTTGATAATCTCAACAAGCGAATGAAATCTGTTGAAGCCAAAGTACCTGATTATACAGCAGATATGCTTGAAGTTTATCGAAACCTCGGTGCTCTTACAAAGCGTATCGCAGAACTTGAAGAACTTGTAACCAACACCCAGAAAACAGCGTGAGGAGGTGAGGAGATGGGATTTTTTAGTAATTTATTCAACATAGAAAAAGCACCAACAGTCACCAAGACTGTCAGTGCACCTTATGTTCCGCCTTATCCTTTAGAAAAAGATTTTTACACTTTTGATAAGGTAGAGTGGAGCGGAGCGTTACCACCTCATTCAATGACACTTTCTTTTGTACTTCCTTATTCCGATTGGTGCGAATTTGAAAAGTCAGACCTTTATCGAGATTTGGAGAATTATCTTCAGGAATTACAAAAACGAGGTAACCCGAATGAGAATGTAGGCACTCAAGATTGATAGGCAGATGTTCATTGTATGTCGGAACATACTCATCAACACCTTTTGCCTTGTGATGATAAGAATTAACTTCGTGGGTGTTGTAATCTTCGGTGTACTCTATGCCGTTCAGAACTAATTGAATGTCGGTAACAGAAATAGGCAGTTGCGATTTATTATTAAGTTTATAATGAATGAAAAGTCTTTTCTTTCCCTGCACGCCTGATTTGTATGCGTATTCAAGCATTGTGATTTCCAAATTCACTTTGTGCGAAACAAAAAGATGAATTATGTTTATTAACGAAATCAGAAAGCCGGCGATGCCTAATATACCACTAATTATTATCCACATATAAACAACTCCTTTGCTCGATTATAACATTTGCAAAAGATATTTGCAACCCAACCAAAACTAAGGGGGGTGAAGAAAAGATGGAAGTAATAATAATTTTAGGACTGCTAATGCTTTGCACAGCTTTTGTTTCAGCAGTATTAGCAATAAAAATAATAGCTGTCCGCATTATAAAAACGCTTGACAGCTATTTGAATAAATATGATGCACAGATTATGGATTTAATTCGCTGGGCAAAGGGCGAAGACAAACATCAATGAACGCTTTTCCAAATTAAACGAAATTCTATAGCAAAATAGCAGTAGGAGGAGGAAACAAAATGTTAAATAACAAAGGACAGATTGTCATTTTCGCAGACAAAGCCACATCAGGCTCAAATGTAGTATCTGCTTGTGTATCAGATGAAACCGCAAAGGCTCTTAACGAACTTTGCGAGAAGTCCGGAAAGAAGATGTCGAGCCTTGTTCGCACTCTGATTGAGGACGCTATCAGCTTAGTTACGATTGTGGGGGGAGTAATATGAAATCGACAAAAAAGGTAATAACCGACTGGGAAAATGTACCTCTTTATATGGATTTACCGTATGTATCAATGCTATTTGGCTTTTCGGTTGAATGTCTTAAGAAAAAAGCACAAAAGGGTATTTTCCCAGCCAAAAAAATGTATGGTGAATGGCGTATCTCAAAAGAAGACGCAAAAAAATATTATGATTCACTATAAGGAGGCATAACCAATGGCACTCAGACACATTAAAACAAAACGCAGTCTTAAGGATGAGAACAAGCACTTACATAGCTTAGTCAAGCACCTGCAGATTGAGCTTGAGAACGCAAGGCTTGACCTTTGCATTAAGAATGACGCAATCAACGGTTACAAAAACGAAAACGCAAGGCTTAGACAACGCATTAACAGTATGTATGAGTATGATGTTTTTGGAGAGGAGGTGTAACGGATGAAAAAAGGGACAACAATCGAAAGCGGATACGATGCTTCGGGACGCTGGTGTCTGAAACTTCGAAAAGCTAAAGGCAAGTTTACGCTTGATGAAATAATTGAAGCGGCGAAAGAATGGGAAGAAGATTACTACGCTGTGATTATTAAAGCAATGAGCGATGAGACAGCACAGTATTACGACGATGACCTTGACTGCGATTGCGTGACATTGTATCGTGCTACAGATTTTATAAGCAATGAGGTGTAACCGATGAAAAGATTAACTTTAAATCAAGACAGCGAAATCAAGGTTAAGGACATCTACGGCAAAATACACGATTGTAAAGATGTGCCGAATGAGTTTTACGGCTGTATTCGCAAACTTTACGACTTCGAGAATACAGGATACAATCCCGATTTTATCGACACTATACCAAACATTCTTATGGATATGGCAGAACTGCTCGAAAATCTCACAGCCGAGAACATCAAGGCTTGCAAGTCTAAGATTAACTACATTTTAAGCGCAAAAGAAGAAAACCGCTGACAGCACAGCAATGCTTTCAACGGTTCAAGGATATAATATGAAACTATTATAAATTTTATTATATCCTTAATTTTATAAAAAATCAAGAGGTAATAATAATGAATGATATTTCGATACTTAAAAGAATAAGGGCGATAAGATGATTACCTACAATCAATTCTGCAACACATTTGCGGTAAGCGTTGGCAGTGCTGTATTTGAGAAAGTAAAACGGAGGGCAGAACATAAGCGTAATTACATAATAAGCCACTTTGGTGACGGCAACGGTGCAAGACTTACAGAAAAGTATATGCTTGAGCTTATGCGTGATGAGCTTTGCTCATTTACCTTAGAGCAGTCAACAAGGCTTGCTGTGGGAGGTGTTTAAGAGTGTGTTACGGTTTAGCTCCAAATGCACCTATACCGCAAAAGAAAGGTGAATGTGCTTGCTGCGGTTACGAACTCAGAGAAGATTATACATATTTTGAGGACAGCGAGTGCAACAAATTTTGTAGTAAAGACTGCGCAGCAGAATTTCATAAAATCACAGAAAAGGAGTGGCAGTGATGAACGAACAGTCACAGCTTATTGTAGTTAAGCAAATACCGATTATTATTGAAAAACTTGAGTCTGTTAAATCTGAAATTGAGCACAAGGTAAATGTTGCTTGCGCAATGGTTTGCACAGATGAGAACTACAAAGAAGTCAAAAAAATCCGTTCGGCTCTCAACAAAGAGCTTGCCGAGTTTGAAAGTCAGAGAAAAGCCGTTAAGTCCGAGGTAATGACACCGTACGAGCATTTTGAAAGCGTGTATAAGGAGTGTATTTCCACACCTTATAAAAAAGCTGATTCAGCATTAAAGAGCAAGATTGAGGCTATCGAGCAGGGGCTTAAACAGGAAAAGCACGATAAATCAAAAGCGTATTTTAACGAGTACGCCCAAACGCTCGGCATTGATTTTGTAAAGTACGAGCAAGTCGGCTTGAGCATTACGATGACGGTTACGCTTAAAAAGCTCAGAGAAACAATCAAGGCTTTTCTTGACAAGGTTATGGACGACATAAAGCTCATTGCAGTGCAGGAGCATAAAGACGAAATTCTGTACGAGTACAAGCAAACTTTGAATGTATCGGCTGCAATAACTTCCGTAACAGAAAGATACAAGGCTATTGAAGAAGAAAAAGCAAGGGCAGAGGCAGAACAGCTCGAACGCAAAAAGGCGGAGCTTAACGAGCAGATTAATATCAAGGAATATGAGCCGTTTACAGCTA